TTTATTTTTTATCGTTAATATACTCATCTAAGTCTAATACATTAAAACCTTTTATGTATAATTCCATTACCAACCAATACGGCATATAAAGAATCTCACAATGGATAATGTTTTTATAGAACTCGTTTTTAAAGTACTTTATACTTTCGTTGTTTGGTGGATCAATCAATTCGATATAAGACTGAAATAAATCATCTTTATCTTGTTGTGTTAATTCGTTGATATCTTTTAGTTCTGACATTTTATACTATAAAATACGTTAGGTGTTGATGTTGGTTGTTTAAAAACAGGTTCAGCACATTCTACTTTTTCGCTACTAATGATATACGATTCAATTTGGTTTACATCATTGTTTGTTATCTTGTAGAAGTATGTAATTTTATTACATTCACAAAATGTTTTTATGATGTCTTTTTCAAAACTATCACAACTTTGTATTAATACTACTAATACGATTAATTTAAGTAAATTTTTCATTTTGTTTCTATTTTATTTATCTTTCTGATGTTACTATCTAAAAAATGTAATAGTTCTGGAGTTTGTTGTACTGTAATTAGTTCACTTGCCCAAAAAAGGCATATTGTATCGTGTTTATCGAATTGAAAAGGCACGAAGAAACCTTTTATTTCTGTTTCATCTATGTAGAGATCCACATAAATATCTTCGTCTGTTTCAATGTTTGTGGTTAAAAATTTTAATTTCATAGTTGCAATTTATAACAAATAAATGAATAAAACAATTAATATTGATAAATTTTATTATCTATTGTTTGCACTATGTGTCTAAATACCGATCGTTCTTGTTTGCCAGTAACATCTACACCATTAATAAATAGTCTGTAATGGTCTTTTCCTTCTGATTTTAATTCTATATTATTCATTGTTTTAAGTATTTAATTTCTCTTTTTAAGTAGTCTAATGCTTTTTCTAAGTCTTGTAATTCATTATCTTTTCTTCCTGCTCTAAAGACGTATTTAACGATGTTTCCACGTGCAAATGTTAATTGGTAATCGTGTATCACATCGATTAAATCATAGTCTTTACCAGATTCATAATGTTTATTGGTTGCTTTCATATCTCTTTAATATTTACAAATCTTTGTTTTAATTGTGGTTGTGTTAAATGCCTTACAACGCCATCAGAACGTTTTAATTTAGATGTTGACATTGTATGGTGATCGTTACCAATCCCTTTATACGTTGAACTTGTACCAAGTATTTGATATTCGGTACTTGTATCTAAACATTTAAAGTTTAGAAATCTTATTGATCCGTTTTTATCTATTATGTTATTCATTATCTAATACAAACTTAACACCGAAAAGTGTTATTATTTTTATATGTTTTTTAATTCCGTTGTAAACAAATCTATTTACTTTTAATTATTTTGTAAACTATTTAGTTTACTTAGCGTTTGTTTATACTTTTTTAACCAGTACTTTCTATTGAAGTTTGCGTTTTCGTATCGTTTTCTTTCTATACTATATTTTATTGTCATTATAATAAAACATAATGCAAAGAATAGTATTAAAATTGTTTGTGCGTTCATAACTTCATTTTTTTAGATGCTTGTTGATCCAGAACATTAGATATATGCTTTTGTAAGCTAATACCTAACATTACTGCTTGAATTTTTAATACCATTTCGGTATCTTCTTTGTATTCGATTAATTTTTTTTTTGTGTTCATTGTTTATTGTTTTTGTAAATATATAAATAATATATCAATTTTATACGATTAATTTCAATTTTTTTCTATAATTCATTTGTATATCATCTAAAACATAGATAGAATTGCTAATAATAAAACTATCTTCAGTTGTTTCTGTATGCGTTTCAATGTGTTCTATTGCTTTATAAACATCGTAAACAGATTGACAAATAAAGAATAACACATTTTGTTCTATCATTTCTGGTAATGTTTCCTTTTGGTGTTTAGTAAGTTTACCATAAGGTAGTTTTAATTCTAAACCGAAATAGAATGATGTATCTTTATAAAAGACCGTGTTGTCTGGTAATCCACTCTTTGATGCAAAGTGTACCCAACGACCATCTTTATACATCTTACCAGAATTTTGTCGCCACCAGAAATAATTAGTTTTATTTAAGAATGAATTTACATCATCTTGCAAATCGGATTCTTTACGATAAACTTTACCATCATACAAATCTAATAACGATCCGATACGTTTTAGAAACAATTGTTTTTCGGTTGTTATTGTTTTTAGTTTCCTTGTTTCATTATCGGTATCTAAATTATATTCCCTATCAATTACTGAAGAAATCTTTTTATTAAACTTTAATACTTTACGTTCATCTGGCAATCCGTGTTCTTTTATATTCTCGCAACAATCTAAAACTATACAATCACTTTTACCATTTGCTATTGATTCTTCTATTGTATTACCAAGCAATCTTATACCTCTACCTAAACATTGAATGTACTTCTTCCATTGCATTGTTTTGGTTGCCATTATAACACAAGATACTTTAGGCTCATCAAATCCAGCAGTAAGTATTTCAATAGATATTAAACCTTTTATAAGACCAGCTTTATAAGATTTTAGAATTAACTCACGTTGTTTTGTTGATGTATCAGCAGTTATTGATTTAGTTATTATATTTTGTTTAGCAAACTCTTTTTCTAATTCTTTGCAGTGTTTCTTATTTACTGCAAAACATATAAATTGTCGTTGTTCTCCATTACTAATATAATTATCTACTATTGATTTGTTTATATTTTCTTTGTTTATAGCTTGTTCTAATTCGGTTTCATCATAATCATTACCTTTTATTTTTACGTTGCTTAAATCAATAGATAAACTACTATAACATTTAAACGGAACGAGCCATCCTAAATCAATTAAATCTTTTGTTTGGTAGTTATCAATGATAGTATCAAAACCATCTAATAAATACCCTTTATTATCTGTTGGTGTTGCTGATAAACCTATAAAAATAGCATTAGGAAACCTATCAAATAATGATTGCACTAAGTTTGATTCATAAGCAAAGTGAACCTCATCAATTATAACGATTTTAGGTGGTGTTATTTCAACGTTGTTTAGTGTTTGTAGTGTTGCTACCAAACATTTATAATCGTTGCTTATATCTTTGTTTTCGCCTTGAAGATATTGTGGTTCTAAAGTAGAAAACTTTTCAAATGATTGTTCAGCTAATTGGATTCGATGTGAAGTAAACAACACTTTATTATTCTTTGCTATTGCGTTTTTGATAATATCGTATGCTAAGATAGTTTTGCCAAATGATGTAGGTAAAAAAGTTAGAATCTTTTTATTACCATTAGCAACTGCTTTACTAATTTCATCTTTTACAACTTTTTGTGGTGGTCTTAAACTATACATTTTTATTTTCTCTTTTTATTCTTGCTCTTTCTGAATTTCTTTTATCTCTTTCTTTAAATAATCCATTATCAAAAGCGTGTTTCATATTTTCTTTATTTGTCAACCATTCCAGATTATCTACTCTATTGTTTTTTTTATCACAATCAATATGATTAACTGTTTTTTTATTTAATGGATTTGGTATAAAAGTGTTTGCTATTAATCTATGAACTAATTTAGAATGTTTTTTAGACTTAACAGATAGATAAACCATTTCATAACCTTTTTTTGTTGTAGCTTTCTTCAATACTGTTTCTGAAAAATAAGCAATTCGACCATCTTTGTATATGGTTTTGTTCTTTTTTCTTTTAACATTACCTAAATTACTAACTTCATAATAACCTTCAAAACCTACTAAATCTTTATATATTTCTTTCATAAAATAAAAATATAGCCTTCAAGGGTTGCGTCCTATCCAGCTATATTATAATGTTTTTACCTGTTGCGCAACTCAACAATGCAATATAACTCTTTATGTTTTAATACACAAGTTTTATTTTGTTTTTCTTGCAGCCATTACTAAAAGTTTAGTATTACCTTTAGATATTGCGTTTGCAATTTCTTGCTTTATGTGTTGTTGTGGTTTTCTTAGTTGGTACATTAAAACATTCTTATTTGTGATGTATGTTCTTTTAATCTCTTTAATGATGCTTCGTAATAGTCTTTATCTAACTCACAAGCAGTTAAATCAAAGTTTAAATTATGACAAGCTAAAGCTATACTACCTGAACCTAAATGCGTGTCAAGTATCTTGTCTCCTTCTTTAGCGTAGTTTATTAAAATCCATTCATATAGTTTTATGCTTTTTTGAGTTGGGTGTATTCTTGTTCCGTCTATGTTATAAAAGCCCCTATCTCCAACCGGTGGTTGTCTAAATATTAAATTTTTACTTTTAAATGAAGTCCAAGCCATTTCACTCATACTCATTAAATGTTTATCAGTCATTTTTTTATCCCAAATTAAAAAACAAGGAGTAGCACCTAAATAATCTAAAAAATAATTAGCCCCCCAAATAATTTGATTTTTGCTAATTCTAAATAATTCTTTAAAGTATTCCTTATTAGGTATTTGAGAATCCCATTTTTTACCATCATCAAACACTCTTGTTTTTACATCTATCCCATAAGGAGGATCAACAATAGCTAAGTCAAAGTAATTATCCTCATACCTTGCCATTAGTTCCATATTATCTTCATTAGTTATTTTTATCATTAGTTTATGTTTTTACTTATTGTTGATTGCGATACGTTATAAATGGTTGCTATTTCGTTATGTGTATAACCTTTTTTGTAAAGTCGTTTTATTTTTTTTATATCAACATCTAATATTTTATCTCTTTTATTAAATGTTAGTTGTTGTTCTAACTGCATTTCAATAAGATTTATCTTTCTTATTTCTTTTGGTGCTTCATTACCAGTTAATGCAATTAATTCCAGCTTTTGTTGTTGCACTTCTCTTAAACCATCTTCAAGTAATATTTGTACGTAATTCATTTATTTATTAGTTTTAAAACATTATTATAATCTTCTTGTGTTT